GATAGTCAGGCACATCGAGCGAGCGTCCGGCGCCGACGTGGCCTATGACACCGCCATCGACCACGCCGTCACCGGGGGGTTTGGGTTTTTCCGCGTGTCCATCGATTATGCGCATGTCGACTCGTTCGACATGGAGGCGCGCATCGAACGCGTTCCCAACCCACTCATGGTCCACTGGGACACGACCAGTACGCGATTCGACGCCAGCGATTGGGATTTCGCGTTCATCTCGGAGTACCTGACCGAGGACCAGTTCGAGGCACGCTATCCCGACGCGGAGCCAGTGTCTTTCGAGGGGGCCGATACTGACCGCATCGACACCCGGACAGATGGCGATGACGTCCGTGTCGTGGAGTACTGGAGCCGGGAGCGCAAGACCCGTCGGTTGCTCCAGATCCGCCTGTTCGATGGGTCGGTGATGACCATCCGCCAGGAGGACCTGGAGCGCGCTATCCAGGATGGGGCCGTCCTCCCGGGCGCGTTCGAGGTGCTGAAAGCCCGGGAGGCTGAATACTACGTGGTAACGCGACGGGTTCTCTCCGGCGCCGCCGTGCTCGAAGAGGACGAGTGGCCCGGGTCGATGATTCCGATATGCCCGGTGTGGGGAGACGAGGTGATCCTCGACGGGCGGCGTCATTTCCGGTCGATGGTGTCGGATGCCATGGACCCGCAAAGGATGTTCAATTTCTGGCGGACGTCGACCACCGAGCTGGTCGCCCTCGCTCCGAAGGCCCCGTGGGTCGGGCCGAAAGGCTTTGTCCCCCGGGGGCATGAGGAGAAATGGGCTTCCGCCAACGCGCGGTCTTACGCCTACCTGGAATATGAGCCGGTTCCCGGCGTCCCGGCGCCCCAGCGCCAGACGTTCGCGGGGGTACCGGCGGGCGCGATGCAGGAGGCCCTGAGCGCCGCCGATGACATGAAGGCGATCACCGGCATTTACGACGCCGCCCTGGGCGCTCGGTCAAACGAGACGTCCGGGCGGGCTATCCTGGCTCGTCAGCGGGAGGCCGACATCGCCAACTTCCACTTCGTCGACAACTTGTCCCGGGCCATCCGCTACTGCGGTCGGGTGCTCGTGGAGATCATCCCCCACCTGTACTCGGGGCGCGAGGCGGCCCGCATCCTGGGGGACGACGGCAAGGAGGCCGTCGTGCGCCTGGCCCAATCCGGCCAGGGGACGACGCTCAACGACGACGGGGAGCCGGTGATCTACGACTTGTCCGTGGGCCACTATGATGTGGATATCGACAGCGGGCCGTCCTACGCCACCCAGCGGGAAGAGGCCCGCGAGGTGATCGTGGAGCTGATCCGATCGCTCCCCGGCGCCGCGCCCTACATGGCCGATATCCTGTTCCGCAACATGGATTTCCAGGGCGCGGACGAACTGGCCGAGCGCGCCAAGCTTTTGATGCAAATGCAAATGACGCCCCCCGGGCAGGCTCCACAGGGCCAGCCGCCCCAGGGCCAACCCATGCCGCCTGGCGCGATGCCGCCGGGGGCTTGAGAGCGCGCGAGCGCACCGCGCCGTGAGGCGCCGTTTTCCCTTGATGGAGACCCCCCATGACCGAAGAGACCGTAGGCGTCGACGAGATCGACGCAGCGGCTCCCGCCGCCATGCCCGACGCCAATCCGGAGCCCGAATGGGAGACCGACGAAGCCGAGGACACCGCGGGAGACGATGCCCCCGGAGACGGTGGCGAAGACGACGCGGAGCCCGAGGACATCGAGATCGACCTCGGAGGCACCAAGTACCGTTTCGCCAAGGCGGGTCTGCCCGACGATCTGGCCGCCAAGGTCCAGGATTTCGGGAAGAGCCTGTACAGCGACTATATCGCCAAGACTCAGGGCATCGCCGAGCAACGCCAAGCCATCCAGGCTCAAAAGGAAGACCTGGACAAGCTGAGCTTGCTCAATGGCGAGGTCATGGGGAAATACGCGCACGGTCAGGCCATGGCCGCGCGTCTCCAGCAGCTGCGCGGGCAGTACTCCGACGACATGTGGCGCTCCAATCCGGACAACGCCCGCCGCCTGAGCGATGCCATCGCCGCCGCCGAGCGCGATTTCCAGGCCGCAGTCCAGGACGTGGGCCAGGCCGAGCGCGCCCTTATCGATCAGCGGGAACAGTCCAGGACCGCCGCCGCCGAACGGGGCCGGGCCTATGTGGAGCGGAAGATCCAGGACTTCGCCAAGATCGAAAATGACTTGGTCGACTATGTGCGGCGCGAATACGGCATCTCGGAGCGGGACGCCAAGAACTGGGCGCTCTCCCCCGAGGTCACGACCATGGCCGTGAAGGCCATGCGCTACGACCAGCTACAGGCCAAGGCCAAGGCCGCGGGGAAACCGGCGGCCAAGGCGGCCACGCCGGTGACGCCCGTGAAGGGCACCGGCGGCGGATCGGCGCCCAAGCCAGGGACCCCGGCGGCGGACGCCATGTCGATCGATGCCTGGATGCGGCTGCGCAACGCCGCGTCCCGATAACCCCCTAGCAGCGCCGTGAGGCGCCGCCCCTCCCGGAGATGGACCCCATGCCGAATACCCTCCTGACGCCCACGCAGGTGACCCGAGAGGCCCTGCGCATCCTCCACCAGAAGCTCGTCTTCGTCGGCAACGTGAACCGGCAGTATGACAAATCGTTCGCCAAGTCCGGCGCCAAGATCGGGGACACCCTGACCATCCGCCTGCCGAATCAGTACGAGGTGCGGTCCGGGGCGACGCTGTCGACCCAGGACACCGCCGAGCAGAGCACGACTCTCCAGGTCGCGACGCAGAAGGGCGTCGACCTGAATTTCACCAGCGTCGATCTGACGCTGTCCCTGGACGATTTCTCCAAGCGCATCCTGAAGCCCGCCATGTCCGCGCTGGCCGCGACCATCGAGGCCGACGCCCTGAGCATGTACAAGGACGTGCCGAATGAAGTCAGCGACGTGGGCGCGGCCATCACCCTATCCGACGTCATGGAAAGCCAGGTCAAGCTGACCGACAACCTGGCCCCCATGGACGACCGGACCCTACTGATGACCACGCGGAACAACGCGGACCTGGTCACCGCGAACGTGAGCCTCTACAACGACCGGTCCAAGATCTCCGAGCAGTACCGCAAGGGCCTGATCGGGAACCAGTTCTTTGGGTACGACAGCGTCTACCAGTCCACGCTGCTGCCCACGCACACCACGGGCACGGACGATGGCACCGGGGATTACCTGATCGACGGCGCGGCTCAGTCCGGCGCGACCCTGACCGTGGATACGGGCGCGGGAACCTTCAAGCGCGGCGACATCATCGAAATCGACGGCGTCCACGCCGTGCACCACGAAACGAAAGCCGTGACGGGTGTGCTGAAGCAGTTCGTGGTCACCGCCGACGTGGCCGGGTCGGCCACGTCCATCCCGATCTCCCCGGCCATCGTCACCGGCGGCGCCCGCCAGAACGTCAGCGGGGCCCCCGCCGACAATGCCCAAATCTTCAAGCGCGAGAGCGACAGCGCCACGGCCATCGGGGCCGGGGCCGATTACGCCATCGGCCTGGGGTTCCACAAGGACGCGTTCGCGTTCGCCACGGCGGATCTGGTCATGCCCCAGGGCGTGGATTTCGCCAGTCGCCAGGTGTTCGACGGCGTCTCCATGCGCATCGTGCGCCAATACGACATCAACAACGACAAGTTCCCGTGCCGTATCGATGTCCTCTACGGCTACAAGACGATCCGGCCCGAGCTGGCCTGCCGCATCGGCATGAACTGACCAGGAAGGGCGCCCGCGTTGGGCGCCCTTCCCCTTTTCGGAGACCGGCCATGATGTACCTGTGGAATGCCAAGACCAGGGAAAAGCGGTTGTTCGCGACCGCTCCCGATGTGGGCGGCTGGGTTGATTACCCGCCGGACAAGGCGGAGAAGCTGGGCAAGGCTCGACCGGCGGCGACTGGGCGTGATCGAAACGCCGTGATCGCCGACATCGAGGCCCTGGGGGGCGAGGTGGACCGGCGCAAGTCGACCGAGCGTCTGGAAGCCGAACTGGCGGCCCTGCTGGGGGGTTAATCAATGGATTTCGGGGTACTCTCGGAGCCAGCGGCGGGGCGCACGGTGCAAAGCCGAACAGCCCAATTGCTGGGCCTGGACCCGACCCTGCGACGTCGCGGATCGCTGCTCCCGGTCGGTGTCGACGCCAACGGCGAGGCCGTGGCGGCTTGGCCCGAATGGTCCGTCGGCCTGGCGCAGGCGCTCGTGACGCCGGGTCATGTGGCCGGGGGCGGGGACTGGTCGCCAAAGGACGCGACGGACATGGCGCTAGCCATCTCCGGGGGTGGAGGGGTTAGCGGAATCCTCGGGGCCGCGCCAAAGGGCGCCCTCGCCATGGGGGCGGCCCTTCCAGGAAAGGCGCCCAGATCGTTCTTCGATCTGGACTACTTTGGGGCCCCGGTAAAAATACTGAGAAATGGGTCTCGGCGAGAAGTCGACGCATTTATTGGGAAAACAAAGTACAAGGCCGCGAGAAGGGTCGTAGATCCAGACACTGGAGATGAATACATCTGGGACGCAGGAGACCCGGCCTTGCACAAGATGGTGGCTGAAGCCCTTGGAATCCGGTTCGATCCGGATAAATCAGACACTCTTTTCAAGGATTAATGGTATAATTCTCCCTCAATGAAAAGGGGGAAAAACATGGCTATTAACGCCCTGAAGAACCCGACGGAAGCGCAGGTCCGTGCTCTTGTCGATGGGTCCAAACACAAGGCGGCCCGCCGCATCCAAGATCCACGGAGCGGAGATTTCTACTACTGGCCCGCGGAGCAGGGGACGCATCGGGAAGGCGCCGACGCCCTTAGGGTTCCGTATGACCGCCCCCCTGGCGCGGGCGACATCATCACCTTCGACGACTAGCGGGGCTCCCCCGCTGAAAGGCGGGGAATGACCACACTCCTTTCCATCTGCAACGCGGTCTGCGACGAGATCCAGGAAACGCGCCCTGGCGCCATCGTCGGCAACCCGGCGCCCACCGCGCGCCGCCTGCTGCGCTACGCCAACAAGACCGGCGACCGCGTCATGCGGGAATACGCGTGGCAGGCGCTCCGACGGACGGCGGTGTTTACGGCGCTCTCCCAGGTCGAGCAGACTGGGGCCCTTCCCGCCGATTTCGACCGCTTCATCGCCGAGACCTTTTGGGACAGGACGAACAAAGTCCTCGTCCCGGGCCCGGTTGGCGCGGTGGAGTTCCAATCCCTATCGAGCCTGACCGTGACCGGGG